TCACCTTCCACATAACGAGGCTCAAATTGTGGAGTAAGGCCAAGCCTTAAAAGATCAAACATACGAGCTTGATTTAAACGTTGCTGCTCAAGACCATATTGAGCTCCAAGAGAAGCTAAATTTCCTTCAAGCTCTGCACCAGCGCTTCCTAAAATTTGTGGAAATGCACTTGAACGTTGAGCTCCTTGCCCTAATGCAGTAAAACGCTCTGCAATAGTTGGAATTGTACGCTGTTGAAATTGTGTACGTGCTTGTTCAGCTATTGGAGTAAAATCAAATTGTGGCTGTTGCGCTTGTTGTAAACCCATGCCAAGTAACTGACTAAAAACTTGTTGTTGTTCTGGTGAAAACCGTGGTATTTGTTGAATTCGCGGATCAGTACCAAGAAAAAATTCGCGTAATGCCATAATAATCCTTTCATATAAACGTAATTACTATAGCATGGTAGACGCATCTGAGTAATTTTTTGACTTAAAGCATAAAACGATAGATGCTAAGAATACTCATCTCTCATTCCTTTCTATTTACTGCTTCATTACTCTCTATAGGCTTAGGCCTATAGAGTACGGTACAGAAATACTAATATAACTATTGTTTTATATATTCTAAAATGACATAACAAATTGTATATGCAGTGTAATCAATAGCAGTCGCAATGTTTACATTTGTCGCATCTACATATAATTCAATGTTTTGATTTACTGCTACAGTAGATACATAAGGTATTGGAATATAACTAGATCCAGATTGATCACTGGCACAAGCATAAATTCTTGTAAAACTAAATGCAGAAGTAATAGTAATGCCATGAGCAACTGATTTTATTGCTGCATTTGGCAGCGCTCCAAAATTAATAACTTTTCTAAATACTTGGCGATCAATAGGCTGCTGAGAAGTTGTAGAATTTAAATTTGGATTGGGAAAGAATGTTTGTCCATTGATAAACTCTTCTTGTGAATAATATCCAGCATCGCGAAGATTAATACCTAAGAGCATTGTGTTTACGTTTTGAGCAAGACGAACTAAAAGCTCCTTAAATTCCTGGCTATTTATATCAACACTATATAGTTGCTGAACATCAAAGTTATAGGTAGTTGGTATATATGCACCGAAATTTGCTTGTGACGGAATTGAAGACATATTGTTTCCTTATTGTAAGCGTGATGCTGAACGTTGTGCATAAAATGTCATTGCATGTAATTGAAAATCAGAAAGTGCTATATCGGGATCAACAATTTGCTCATCATTTAAATACAAACGCAATTGAACACATTCTCCATCAGCTTGTAGATATACAGGATGCCATACACGCGTTTGTTGTGCCTCAAATGGAATATTTGCATATGGAAATGTCTCAAGAACACCAGAACCTAATAAAGAACCTGTAACTAATGATTCATGAGTCATAGACAATAATGATGTTGATACAAAATAATCAACAGCGATTTCACCATTTTCTGTGCTATCAACAAGAAAATCAACTTTAGATACATATGCATTCCGTCCTTCTTGTTGATAAAAATTAAATTGCTTCGTACGCATATCAATAATACTTACACGAGCTACTGTTCCACCACCTACGTAGTTTCCTGTAATTCCACCAGGAACTTGGATAACAATATCATGTTCACTTGTTACTGATGATACAAGAAAAATATTTCCATTAAGTGATGAAATAGTTCCACTTCCTTGAGCATTTTCAATTAAAATATAATCTCCTGCACGTAAATTGTGATCACGTATGTAGAGAGGAACGTTAAATACACCTGCAAGCAAATCAGTTAACTGCAAACACCCTGCATTACGAGATAATCCAGGATCAATAATTACTACATAACCTTCTTGGTTGCCTGCTATCACGTTTCTAAATTTTGCCTGTAAAGATCCAGATCCCCATACATCAATTCTCTCTTGCCACTCGTCGGTAATTGATCCCCATGTTTCACCTGCAACACTCTGATAATAACCAAAACAGGTAAACGAATCATCATTAAATGCCCATGAATTATTTTTATAATTGTAAACTAAAATACGATTTGGATATGGTTGTATTGTTGTTTGATCAACTGCTGGAAATGTCCAATATACCATTTCTGTTACATAATCACGAATACCATATACTCGTTCAATACCATTATCTTCATTATGTATTTCAAATACTTCATCGGGAATTTTACTATCAATTCTATCAACATTTGATCCATTACATGCATGTATACCAACATTTCCAACACCAAGTACTACTTTATCAAAAGGAACTTGGGAAAATGTCGATTCTGCTCCGAGTTCAGTGTTAATTTGTTGCCATACAAAAGGCAAAATCTGATTACCTGTATATGCAAGCTCCCAAGTACTTCGTTCAAAATAAACTATAAGACGATCTTTCACAAATTGAGCTGTCACGATAGCTTCTTTTGTTGGAGCATCAATAAATCCACCTTTTCCTGGAACATTTTCATACCACGCATCTACTGCAACTGGAGAACCATTTTGAGAAAAACGACAACGATTTGCGTATGTTCTATTTGTTCCAGGAGCGACACCAGTATTTTCTATAACATTTAAAAGAATTAATCTATCTTTAAAAGGAACAATGATACGTGCTGTAAGAATGGTATTTGTAGCAACACCACTTGTAAATCCAGGCTGAAAAACAGACCATGTTGTTCCATCCCAATATCTCATTGTATCAGAACCAGTTAATGTTCCAGTAAATTTGTAATTAGTAACAAACATATAAATGTCATTACTGTTTATACCACGCCAATTTGTTGCCCAAAAGAAATCTTTATTGGTTCCACTCCAAATATGAGCTCCTCCAACTAATCGTTCCCAACCTCCACCAGTAAATTGGTATGCAAATTGAGTATCAAAGGCAAATATAGGTTCATCATTTATTGCATTTAACTCATAATTAGTAAGTCCCATCACGGGTTCTGCAGGGTAAAAATAAACATCTGTAAGCGCTGCTGCCCCTGTTATAGTAACTGATCGTGTTGCTGTATTGTACGCTGCAACTCCAGTTCCTGTTGAATATGTTGGTCCATTTGCTTGAAATACGGTAAATATTTCATCACCAATAGAAAATGCTTGTCCTATCTTACCTATTAATCCAGGCATAATTGCTGGTCCAAAATTACCAGCACCGTCAGTTGTTCCTACATTAATTCTTAAACGTGAACGAAGTTGTTCATATCCATCAGTAGGTGTTGATGAACCAACCATAAAGCGAGAACCAAATCGCTTACGAACTCTTCCACGAAATACATATGCATTATTTAATTCAGCAAATGCATCATCTGGTATTAACCAAGGACGTACATCATTTTCAAGACCTGAATTAAATGGAGCTATCATGAATCTATCAACAGGCATGACGTGTCCTTAATAACCAATGGCAATAAAATAAAATATAACATTATTTTTAAAACCTGTTGTTGTACGATTTGTTGCTTGAACTCTTACTTGAGTATTAGTGAAAGACTGAACGTATACCATAGTATTTGGATCAGATACAGCACCTTTTGGAGTTGCATTAACAACGAGGCATGCTGTCGGAAATGGTATTGGGAAGTTAATATTTTCACCAGATCCAGTTGTTATTGTTGGTTCCCACCATTGAATGATTATTCCAGAAGGGAGATAGGTAAAACCATTTGGATTTTTTGCAGCTGCAGTTATTTCTATTTCTGAAGCTGCTCCTTTTTTTACAAAAAGTTCTTGTTGACCAGTTACAGTCGATACTGCATTGAAAACATTAATTTCAGTAGCTCCTGTAGCTGGAGCAGCAGGCTGATCAGTAAATGTACAAAGCTTATGTTTACCAGCATCTACGCTATTCAAAGGTTCATGATTAACTTGTGTATACGTATCAAGTTCAGCAAAATTATCACGAATCGGTTGCTGCGTATCTTTAATACGTTGGTTTGCTAACGGAACATTGTTATTGTAAGCCATGTTCTTCCCTATTTATTAAAATTGACCAAAGCCCCATCGAGAACCTGCTCCGTAACTTGTTTGTTCAGTATAAATGGTTGCTGTACGTTCATTTGTATTTTGCACGATAGTTCTTCTTAAACAAAGTGATTCTTGTTTTTTAAATTCAGGCATTATCATAGAAACACTATCTATGTCCATACGATCTTCAAATATTTTCTTTGAAGCTCCATAAGCTATATATTGCCACCATTCTTCAAGCTCTGGTTTTTGTGCCGCTTGAAGTAGTTCAACAGGACGAATATATACCTCAAAATTAACCCTATAAGCTTGATCAGGAACAGGACGAACTGTAAATTTGTTGTCATAGTAAAGAAGCGCCATGGGACGAGCAAGTGGCATTTGAACGACTTGTGCATTTATTGCTTTTCCTGCAGCAGGAGCTGTATTGAACGTAATTGTATATTGACCAGTAGCATAATTTACATTGTTACCAAGTATTATACCAACAGGCGGTGTTGTTGGTTCAGTTCCCGGAATATAAAGATTACCAAATTGTGTATTATAGCCAGTTGCTGGATCAACGACAGGAACATCAACAAGCGCAAGAATATTTCCAAAAGTGTCAACAGAATTAAATAAAATTTGGCGTTGTAATGTAGATACTCCTGATGAATTTGGAATAGTTCCTAAAAATGTAGTTGTCAGACCATCACCTGTTTCAACCTGTTGTATAAAATTAATTATTGGATATTGTCCAAAGAATTGTTCTCTAGATTGACTGAACCATACTTCGTAGCCCGCAATATAAATAGGAGGATGTATTGTAAGATATTTATTTTGAAAATTATATAAAGGATTTGTGATCGCGCCTGCAAATGAAACTTCGTCAGTTGCATAAGTATCTTGATAAGGATTTGTTATAAAAGTAAATTGTGTGCGTAAATTGAATGTTCGAAGATGTTCTGGTAAATCATATAATACGAATGTATTAATATAATTATCAAGCTCATTGGTTGATAATTGAGATTCAGATATACTTCTCGTCAATCTTCTTACCTTGGTTCGTATATCATTAAGTGTATTTAATGCCATATAATCTCCTATAGAGGTAGAACATTTTGAACTGATGCCAGTAATGTATTATTAACCTCACCTATAGGTACAACCAAAGGTATTTTTTGAAAATAGGGATCTAAAGGCAAAGTAATATTAAAAATATCAAAACGCGTTGTATCTATATCTATGGTAAAGGTAGTGGCGCCAGTTACTATTATTGTTCCTGTTTTATTATTGATTTGTGTCATTCCAAAACCAGAAGGAACATAGATACGCACTATTGTTCCAGTAATAAAATCATGGTTAAAAGATGTTGTTACTGTTGCTGGAAAACTATTTGTAATATTCGTAATTAACCTCATTGCTGGTTGAAATGTAGGATCAGGATTTGCATAGTAAATGACGCCCATATTTCTACCTTTATATATATTCAGCTGTTATTACTGGTTTACCAATAGGAGTAAGATCATCAACATCTACAAATTCTAAACTCTGAAATCCAAATCGCCTTACTTTTTGACCAATTCTCATAACAGGTTTACCAGTTTCATCAAGCGCATATTGATGTACAGGATAGCATCCATTTTTATTAAGATGCTTTGCAACACCCAGTGGCAATTCGTAAATTTCACCATCGACAAGATCATATCGCTC